CTACATCCCGCTCGAAGCCATCCCAGAGGGGTGGACCTACGAGTGGAAGCGCAAGAGCGTTCTTGGGCAGGAAGATGCTGCCCATCAGGTGGCCCTCGCGCGCCTCGGGTGGGAACCGGTACCGGCCTCGCGGCATCCCGCGTTCATGCCGGATGGCGGCAAGCATGCCGTCATCGAGCGCAAGGGCATGATTCTGATGGAGCGGCCCGTGGAAATCACCAACGAAGCCAGAGCCGTCGAACTTCGCCGCGCGCGTCTTCAGGTGCGGCAGAAGGAGGAGCAGTTGACCGCTGCTCCGGCGGGCCAGTTCGAGCGTTCCAACAAGGCCGACAGCCTCGTGAAGGTTGGCCGTTCCTACGAGTCGATTCCCGTCCCCGAGAAATGAGCGGTTGACGATGATTGCCCCGGAGGTCTATAAAGGGCCTCCGGGGTTTTTTTTGGGCGCATCAGACTGACCCGGCAGACTGCAAGTAGACTGACGCGCCTTTCTCACTTGCGAGGAATCTTTTATGGGTACTACTACTTTTACGGGTCCGGTTAAGGCCGGCAACATCCTCAACACGAGCGGCAACACCGTTGGTCAGGATGTGTCGAATGTCGGTTGGGCCCTGATGGCGCAGTCGAGCGTCATCGACATCATCGGCGCAAGCGCGGCTAATCAGGTCGTTGCGACGGTGCCGGCGGGCTCTCAAATCGTCGATGTCATCTTGAATGTCACGACCGTGAACAACGACACTGGCACGGCGACCGTGTCTGTCGGCACGGTTGCGGCGGGCACAGCGTTCAAGCCGGCGACCAATGTGAAGGCGTTGGCCACCACTCGAGGCACGCTCACGAACGCTGCTGCGACGAATGTTGGCACGGACGACCTTCAGGTCGTTGCGAACTTCACGGCGCAGAACGGAAACGGCACGACCGGAGCCGCGACGGTGACGGTGACTTACTTGCAGGCGCGCGAACTCACGCCGTAATTGACGGCGCCTAGAAGAGGCAGGAACTTCCTCAGAGGGGTTCCTGCCTTTTTCTTTTTTGCGCACCTGTTGACACGCCTTGCATGTCGGCGTAAAAAAGCATCATTCCCGTTCCCCGGCGGAGCGGTTTCGAGAAAACTTGGTCTGAGTCGCCTCGGTGCGCGATGATGGCCTCTCCTTCAGGAGACTCCGTCATGCCCAACATTCAGGCACCTTTCGGATTCAGTCAGGCTCGAGGTAATGGTTCGGCGCCGACCTACGAGCAGGTCACCACTTTCTGCGCCCACAACACGGCCGCCATGTACAACGGCGACCCTGTCTTCCGCAACGGCACCACCGGCGGCATTCAGCCGACGACTCCGGGCGCCGGCATCCTTGCCGGTGTATTCAACGGCTGCAAGTACCTCTCGGTGTCGCAGCGTCGCACCGTGTGGAGCAACTGGTGGCCCGGCTCCGATGTCGCCTCCAACCAGTTGGTCGAGTGCTACATCGTCAACGACCCGAACGCGCAGTTCATCGCGCAGGTCGGCGGCTCCTCTTCGGTCGGCCTCGTTGCCGCTGACATTGGCGCCAATGTCCAGTTCGCCTACGGTACCGGCAACCAGAACACCGGCATCTCTGGCGCGTTCATCGACATCTCCGTGACCCCTGCGGCAACGGCCACGCTGCCGTTCAAGGTCGTCGGCCTCGTGACGAATCCCCCGGGTGCGAACGGCACCGACGCCGGCGCGTACAACTACGGTATCGTCGCCTTCAACAATGTCGAAACCAAGACCCTCACGGGCGTTGCCTAAGGAGTAAAGGACCATGGCAGTCAATCTGAGTGCAATCAAGGACCTTCTGCTCCCCGGTCTCCGTGGAATCGAAGGCAAGTACGAGATGATTCCGTCTCAGTACGACAAAATCTTCACCAAGCACGACTCGAAACTCGCTCTCGAGCGCACGGCGGAGATGCGGTACCTCGGACTCGCGCAGTTGAAGACCGAGGGTGCGCAGACCTCGTTCGACAACAACTCGGGTCAGCGGTTCGTGTACAACCAAGAGCACAACGAAATCGCTCTTGGCTACGCCATCACCCGCAAGGCCATCGACGACAACCTGTACAAGACGCAGTTCCACCCGTCGAACCTCGGCCTCATCGAGTCGTTTCAGCAGACCAAGGAAATCTACGGCGCGAACATCCTGAACACCGCCACGACCTACAACGCGTCGTTCGGTGGTGACGGCGTCGCGCTCATCGCGACGAACCATCCCATCGATGGCGGCACGGTCTCGAACCGTCCCGCGGTTGATGTGGAACTCAACGAAGCCACGCTGCTGAACGCGATGATTTCCATCCGCACCAACTTCCGCGACCAAGCCGGGCTCAAGGTCTTCGCGCGCGGCCGCAAGTTGGTCGTTCCGCCGGCGCTCGAGCCCACGGCCATCCGTCTGACGAAGACGGAACTTCGCCCGGGCACCGCGGACAACGATGTGAACGCCATCCTGACCACCGCCGGCGGCCTGCCGGAAGGCTACATGGTCAACGACTTCCTGACCTCAGCGTCCGCGTGGTTCCTGCTCACGAACATCGACGGTCTCTCCTACATGGAGCGCGTCAAGTTCGAGACGGACATGCAGGTCGATTTCGTCACGGACAACCTGCTCGTGAAGGGCTACGAGCGGTACTCGTTCGGCTACTACAACTGGCGCAGCATCTTCGGGTCCTTCCCGTCGTAACCTCAGGGGAACACACATGAAAGGTCGCAAGCATCGCGCCAGTGGTGGCGTAAACGAGGCGGCGCAGGACTCTTCCAAGAAGAACCTGCGCTACACCTACCAGTCGAATGTGCAGGACGAGGCCGAGGAGCGCAAGCGCGGCGGCCGAGCCAAGAAGCACGCCGGCACGGTGGAAGGCAAGGCTGCTCATCACGCGGGTCGCAAGGCCCGAAAGAGCGGTGGCCGCGCCGGCTGCGAGAAGAGCCCGTTCACCTCGGCCCACGGCGGCACGCCGCCGAAGGGCCGCAATGTGAGCGGCAACTCCCCGAAGTAATCGGGGAGCGCAACAGCGGGAACAACGGGGGCCTCTGTGCCCCCGTTTTTCCATGGGGGATACGCATGAGCGGAGCGTGGCAGAAGAAAGAAGGCAAGTCGCCCTCTGGCGGCCTGAACGAGCGCGGTCGAGCATCTCTGCGCGCGCAGGGGCATGACATCAAGCCTCCGGTGACGAAAGAAGAGGCGAAGCGCAGCCCGAAAGCCGCGCAACGGCGTGACAACTTCCGTTCTCGATTCTGCGGCATGAAGGACAAGTTGACCTCTGCCAAGACCGCGCATGACCCGAACAGTCGCATCAATCTTGCCCTCAAGCGATGGGATGTGAAGTGCTAAGATGAATCTGAAGGAGAGCGTCACATGAAGAAAGCCCAAGTCACAGTCGGTGCCATCGCCGCTGCAAGCGCAAACGCCATCTGCCTCTCGCAGACTCCGGTAGCCGGCCCTCTGACTCTGAACGGAGCATCGGTCGTCGATGGTGTCGCTGTTCTCGATGTGCAGCGCAGGGTTTTGGTCACCACAGCGGCCAACGAATCCACGCGCACGCTCACCATCACGGGCACGAACTGGCAAGGCAACGCCATCAGCGAGACGGTGACCGGTCCGAACATCAGCACCGTTGCGACCAACACCAGTTTCAAGACGGTGACCTCCATCACGATTTCTGGCAACGCTGCGGGCGCCATCACGGTCGGCACCAACGGCGTTGCCGACTCGCCGTGGGTTCGCTTTGATGACTGGGCTCCGAACTACATCTCGGTCAACTGTGTGGCAACTGGCACGGTCAACTACACCGTGCAGACGACTCTCGACGACCCGAACGACCCGTCCATTCCGGTGGCGGTTGGCTCAATGGCGTGGCAGAACTCGAGCGTCGCAAACCTTGTGGCGCAGACTGTAAGCCGCAACGAGGGCCTGCAATACGCGCCGATGTACGCGCGCGTGGTGCTGAACAGCGGCACCGGCTCGGTGCGTTCTGTCTTCCTGCAGTCGAGCAATGTGCCCCTCTAACGACGGTCTGGAGGCTTCATGGCCACAAGTGGCACCTATGCCTACAATCCGTCGCTAGGAGAGTTGACGCTATACGCATTCAACCTCTGCGGCATCAGGAACACTGCACTCCTTCAAGAGCACATGGAGTCGGCGCGCATGGCGTCGAACCTGCTTCTTGGGCGTTGGAGCAGTCAAGGCGTAAATCTTTGGTGCGTTGACCTGCAGTCTGTCCCGCTCATCGCGGGGCAGGCAACCTATTCGGTGCCCTCGAATACCATCGTCATGCTCGACGCGTATGTCGTGCAGACCTCTGGCGGCACCTCCATCAACCGTCTCATCCTGCCCATCTCGCGTTCGGAGTACGCCTCGTATCCGAATCCGCAACAGCGCGGGTTCCCGACGACCTATTGGTTCGACCGCCTTCTCTCGCCGCAGGTGACGCTCTGGCCGGTCCCTGATGGAACGCAGGCCTCGTTCGACTATTACCGGGTGCGCCAGATTCAAGATGCGGACCTGTCGAACGGAAAGAATGTTGAGGTGCCCTACTACTTCATGGAGGCATTCGCATACGGCCTCGCGCAGCGTCTGGCGATGATATGGGCGCCGGAGAAAATCCAAATCCTCAAGCCGTTGGCCGATGAGGCTTACGACATCGCCGCGGCGCAGAACATCGAGACTGCCTCGCAGTACATCTCTCCGCTCATCTCCGGCTACTTCAGTCCCTGACCATGGGCTACGCATCGCGAGTCGGTCGAGCGCGAACCAGTTCATCGAATCCGCAGGCGCATGCCATCTGCGACCGGTGCGGGTTCCGCTACAACCATGTTGACCTGCGTTGGCAGTACGACTGGCGCGGTGCGATGCTGCAGAACTTGCGCATCCTCGTGTGCAAGTCCTGCACGGACAATCCTCAACAGCAGCAGCGGTCAATCGTGGTTCCGGCAGACCCGACGCCTATCATGAACGCCCGCACGCAAGACTTCGTGGCGGCCTCGACCGACTACCAAACCATCACGCAGCCTCCGACGATAGACCCGACGACAGGCATCCCCATCCCCGGGACGACGACCTTGGACACCGAGGACGGACAGCAGTTGACGACGCAACCTATCGGGCCGCCCGTGGGGCTCACGCAGGCGGCGGTCATGCCACTGAAGGGGACGACTCAATATGCGGTGAAACTGCCGCTTTTGTCGGTTACGGCAAACGGCACCTGCGACATTGCGGTGACCTGCTCGAGCGCGCATGGCCTGCAGACAGACAGTCAGATTTCAGCCGAGGGGCTTTCCAACAAGGGCGCCTGCGGGTTTTACAGCGTCGTTGTCACATCGGCTACGGCCTTCTCGTACACGGTTGCAAAACCCATCGCCGCCGGGTCGCTTCTGGATTCGACATCGCGCATCATTACGGCATCCGTCGGACTGCCATACGGCTACACGCAGATACCGCAGACAGGGATTTAAGACATGGCGAACACCACGATTCCGAACCTGCCGCCGGCCATCTCGCTTGATGGCACCGAGTTGTGGGAGTTGGTGCAGAACGGCGTATCGCGTCGCGCGACGACGCAGCAACTCGTCAATCTCGCGTCTACAGGTTCGGGCACGGTCACGCTCATCAACACTGCCGGCGCCCTGACCGGCGGTCCTATTACGGGCAGCGGCACCATCTCGCTGCCTGCCAACGCCATCACGAACACCTACCTCGCGCCGATGGGCCCGGGGACGCTGAAGGGCAACCTTACGGGCTCGGCCGCGGACCCGCAGGATGTGACAGTCAACGCCGTCCTCGACTCCATCGGGGCGACTCCGGGCTCGATGCTTTACCGCGGCGCCGGCGCGTGGGCACTTGTCCCGCCCGGGACCTCCGGTCAGTACCTCAGCACTTCCGGCGCAGTTCCGCAGTGGGGCACCCTGTCCGTCGGGCCGAGCGACCTGACTCCGACGGGCGTTTCCGCCGGCACTTACGGCTCGGCAAGCAGCATCCCTCAGTTCACGGTTCTGGCAAGCGGCCAGTTGTCGGCGGCCGGGAATGTCTCGATTCAGATTTCGACCTCGCAGGTGACCGGCCTCGGCACCATGGCCACCCAGAACGCGACTGCGGTCGCCATCACGGGCGGCACGATGAACGGCGTGGTCATCGGCGGCGGAGCCCCGGCGGCGGCCTCGTTCACGAACATTCTGGCCGGAACATGGCTCGGCACGGCTGTCGGCGTTGCCTATGGCGGCACTGGCGCTACCACGGCGCCCGGCGCGCGCTCGAACCTTGGCGCAGCGGCCTCGGGGGCGGTGGGCAGTTCCGGCATCACGATGGCCACGGCGCGGCTTCTGGGCCGCTCTACGGCAGGCACGGGGGCCATCGAGGAAATCACCATAGGGACCAATCTGACGCTCTCTGGGGGCGTCTTGAACGCTACCGGCGGCGGTGGTGGCGGGTCCGGCACCGTGACCTCTATCGATGTCTCCGGCGGCACGACGGGGCTTACCACCTCGGGCGGCCCGGTTACGACCTCTGGCACCATCACCCTTGCCGGCACCCTTGCCGTTGCCAACGGCGGCACCGGCGCCACCGCGGCGCCTGCTGCGCGCACCAACCTCGGCGCGACCACGGTCGGCGCCAACCTCTTCACGCTGACGAACCCGTCCGCTGTCACCTTCCCTCGCTTCAACGCCGACAACACAGTGTCGGCTTTGGACGCTGCAACCTTCCGCACCGCGATTGGCGCAGGCACCGGTTCTGGTTCGGTCACAAGCGTTGCGGTTTCTGGGGGCACCACAGGCCTCACAACTTCGGGCGGTCCAATCACCGGCTCGGGTACCATCACCCTTGCCGGCACCCTTGCTGTGGCCAACGGCGGCACTGGCGCTACTGCCGCACCGGCCGCGCGAACCAATCTTGGCGCGACCACAGTTGGCAGCAATCTCTTCACACTGGCGAACCCGTCTGCCGTCACTTTCCCGCGCTTCAACGCGGACAACACTGTTTCAACGCTTGATGCGTCAACCTTCCGCACCGCCATCGGGGCAGGAACCGGAAACGGCACCGTCACTTCAGTCAATGTGTCAGGCGGCACAACCGGCCTGACCACTTCTGGCGGTCCGGTAACCGGCTCGGGCACCATCACTTTGGGCGGCACTTTGGCCGTGGCGAACGGCGGCACTGGCGCGACGGACGCCGCGACGGCGCGGTCGAACTTGACGGCGCAGAAGACCATCACCTCTGGCACTGCCACTCCGACAGGCGGTGTGAGCGGCGACATTTACCTGCAGTACACTTGATGCACCTATGATTCTTCTCACCTCCACATCTGACCTTCTTCGCGTCGTCACTAGCACCGCGGGCAATGTGCAAGTGCAGTCGTCGTATGTTGACTTGTCTGGCACGACAGTCACGCCCGGGCGCCTCAATACGCTCATCACTACCGCAGCAACCACAAACATCGTCGCGTCTCCGGCCGCATCTACTCAGAGAAACATAAAGACTGTCTCAATCTTCAACAACTCAACCACCGATGCAAATACGGTTACCGTTCAGCATACGGATGGCAGCACGACTGTAGACATTCTTGCTCTTTCGCTTCCGGCTCAAGCAGGCTTGATTTACACCGATGGGTCTGGTTGGACGACCTTCGGCGCGACTCACCCGGTCAACATTCAAACATTCAGCGCGGATGGCACTTGGTCGAAGCCGTCATCGTTCACTGCGGGGGTTGTTCTTGTTCGAGTTTGGGGCGGCGGCGGTGGCGGCGGCGGTGGCGCTTCTCTCAACACGACAACTGTCACAAAGGGCGGCGGTGGCGGTGGCGGCGCGTGTCGCACAGAACAGTATTTCCGCGCGACAGACCTTACGAATACGGTGTCGGTCACCATTGGCGCGGGCGGAACGGCGGGCGCCGCATCGACTGCCGGCGGCTCTGGAGGAGACGGCGGCGCGGGTGGCAACACTACTTTCGGTTCATATCTGACTGGGTTTGGCGGCGGCGGTGGCCGCGGTGGACAGAACTCTGCGCTTGCCACTGGCGGCGGTGGTGGTGGTGGGGGGCACGGTGCAGGTGGTACGGCCTCTGCGGCGGTTGGCGGTACGGGTGGTGTGCCGACGATTGCGACCGGGCCTGCATATGACTGTCAGGGCATCACAGGTGTTATCACGAACTCCACGACGCAGATATCGTGGTTTGGCGGTGGCGCAGGCGGTGGCTCGTCTGCTGCGGCTCCTCCTTTGACCGGGGCGGGTGGTGCGTCGATTTGGGGCGGTGGCGGTGGTGGTTCCGGCGGTCACCGCAACGGCACGACAGCAGCGACGGCGGGTAGCGCCGGCGGCGGTCGAAGCGCAGCAGTTGGCGGCGGTGGTGCTGCGGGTACCTCTGGTGCGGCTCCAACCGCAGGCTCGGCAGGCACGGCGACTGACGGTGTGCGTGGTGGTACGGGTGGCGGTGGTGGTGGTTCAACCATTACAGCGTCAACAAACGGCGCAACGGGTGGCGCAGGTGGCTCAGGTGGCGGCGGCGGGGGCGGTGGTGGAGCCGGCACCAATCCCGGCATAGGCGCGGCAGGTGCAGCGGGCGGTGTTGGTTATTGCATTGTGTTCAGTTGGTGACTCCATGATTCTTCTTACCTCGACCAATGACAAACTTCAACTCGTCACTAGCGCGGCGGGTGATGTTGAGGTGCAGGCGTCCTATGTGGACTTGTCTGGGTCTACGGTGACGCCGGGACGCACAAACAGCAACATTACGACGGCGACCACGACCGACATCATTGGGTCACCTGCTGCATCGACGCAGCGCAACGCGAAACTTGTCAGCATCTTCAACAACAGCGCGACGGCATCGAACACGGTTACGGTCATCCACACCGATGGCACGACTGCGGTGAATGTGGTCACGCTGAACCTTTCCCCACAAGCCGGGGTGCAGTACACGGATGGTGATGGATGGACAACCTACGGCGCGATGTCTGCGCTGAACATCCAGACCTTCCCTGCCTCTAGCACTTGGCGCAAGCCGCAGACCTTTACGGCAAGCGTGGCTCTGGTGCGCTGTTGGGGCGCAGGAGGCGGTGGCGGCGGCGGAGCGTCAACAAGCGGTGCGACCCAAGGAAAGGGTGGCGGAGGCGGTGGGGGCGGCTGTCGCGTTGAGCAGTTGTTCCCGACGAGCGTGTTGACGGCGGATGTCACGGTGACTATTGGCGCAGGCGGCGCAAGCGGCAGCGGCGCGACTGTGGCCGGTTCCGGAAGCAATGGTGGAGTTGGTGGAAACACAACTTTTGGAGCATTTGTCACCGCATATGGCGGCGGTCCGGGCAGCGGAGGGGCAACGGGCTCAACTTCCACAAGCAGCGGCGGCGGAGGCGGCGGTCTTGGAGCGGGCACTAGCAGCAGCGGCGGGGCGCCTGTCTCAACCGCGACGGGTTTTGATATTCAAGGAATTTCAGGAAACACGACCGGAACCATTCTTTACGGATGGGCAGGCGGTGGAGGCGGGGCAGGAAGCAACATTAGCGGAGCATCAATAGCCGGCGGTGGTTCCGTGTGGGGCGGCGGCGGCGGCGGATGCGGCGGAACTCGAATAAGCGCAACAAGCGCCGTTTCAGGAAGTGCAGGCGGCGGCACCGGGTCATTTGCTAACGGCGGCGGTCTTGGTGGCTCAGGCGGGGAGATTCCTACTCGGGGCGGCACAGGCGCAGCCTCCAACGGAATCAGCGGCGGTCAGGGCGGCGGAGCCGGTGGCGCCGGCGGCGGATTTGCGGCGTCTCAAGCCTCGGGCGCAGAGGGCGCAGCGGGCGGGCTCGGCGGTGGCGGTGGTGGCGGCGGCGGCGCAGGAAGCAACCCGGGCGTCGGTGGCGCGGGTGGTGTTGGTGGTGATGGCTACTGTGTCGTGTATGCGTGGTGACCAATGATTCTTCTTACCTCAACATCTGACCTTATCCGCGTCATTACAAGTGGCTCAGGCGCCGTTGGCGTTCATGCCTCGTGGGTTGACCTCTCTGGCACAACCGTTACACCGAGTCGCGCTAACACGAGCATCAGCAGCGCAACTACTACCACGGTGGTGGCGTCTCCTGCCGCATCGACGCAGCGGGCAGTCAAGTTTCTCTCGGTTTGGAACGACGATGCTTCGACAGCGCAGACCATCACCGTGCTTCACACCGATGGTACGACCACGGTCAATCTGTGGTCTGGTAGCGTTCCCGCGCAATCTGGCGTAATTTTTGACGAGGACTGTGGATGGCGCGTTTCGGCTCCGACTGTTTCGGCAGACATTCAAACCTTTGATGCCCCCGGCGGAACTTGGGTAAAACCAACAACATTCACGCCGTCGTTTGTGTTGATGAAACTGTGGGGCGCAGGCGGCGGCGGCGGCGCAGGCGCAAGTCTTGCGACGGCGGTTGTAGCAAAAGGCGGCTCTGGCGGCGGTGGCGGGTCTATGGTGCAAGCCATATATCCCGCGGCACTTGTGCCAGACAGTCTTGCAGTAACCATTGGGCTAGGCGGCAGTCCCGGCAATCCGGGCGCGGCAGGTGCTGCGGGCGGTACAGGAAATGCCGGCAGTGTGTCTCGAATATCTGTTTCAACCCTTTCTACCCCGGGTAGCATTCCCGGTGATTCAAGAGTTGTGTTTCTTGTTGCCGCAGGTGGGCTTGCAGGAAGCGGTGGCGCAATCTCGGCCGCTTCTACCTCTGGTGGGGCGGGCGCTTCTGGGCATTTCACCCGCGAAGGAACGACCTCAGGCGCAGCAGCGTCAATGTCGGGCATAACGGCTAGCAGCACCGCGACCAACGGACCTGCATGGGAAGGCGGCGGCGCAGGTGGCGGCAGTAACACTGCTCCTGCATCGTTTGCAGGAGGAACATCGCGTTGGGGTGGTGCAGGCGGTGGCTCTGGCGGGCATCACAATGCCACGCCTGCTGTCGTGGATGCATCGGCAGGCGGCAAGACTGGAAACTCTGTTGGCTCCACGGCTTCTGGCGGCGGTGGTGCAGCGGGAACGAGCGGCGCAACCCCCACGGCAGGCGCGGACGGCGCGGACACGGATGGCATCTCTGGCGGCTATGGCGGCGGCGGCGGCGGTTCGACAGTTGCGGCCTCAACCAACGGGGCAAATGGCGGAACAGGCGGCAAAGGCGGCGGTGGTGGTGGCGGCGGTGGCGTCGGCATGAACCCCGGGTTAGGCGGCGTTGGCGGGCGCGGTGGACACGGTTACGGAATCATCATGACATGGTGAAGAAGCGGATTGCATTGGTGCGCGAGTCGGACGGCGTGGTTCTAAATGTTTGCGTTTGGGACAGCGTGTCTCATTGGAACGAGTTTCCAACAGGAATTGTTGGAGTGGAGTGTCCGTCAAATGTAGAGCCCGGTTGGCTTTACATTCACGGGAATTGGATTGCTCCGAGTCCGCCTGAGGAAAACTGACGATGGCGAGAATCGGCACATTTGACCCGCAACTCGACCCTCGCTCGTGGTTCGATGTCAACGCGAGGTCGGAGGGGTGGTTTGATGAAAACCTGCTTGTCACTCCGAGCGGCCCTTCGGCGCAGTCTGTGCTTTGGTTTAACGACGCAGGAACTTGGAAGCAGGCTACGACATGGATTAACGACGGCGGCACTTGGAAGATTGCTACAGTCTGGTTCAACGACGGCGGCACTTGGAAATAATCAAGGGCGCAAAAATGGAGATTGCAAAAATGCCAGATTTTGATGAAGGTGCAACAACTACCCCTCGCGATTTCAGCATTCGCATGCGAGAGGTTGAGTCGCGACTTCGTTCGCACGAAGATGTGTGTGCAGAGCGATACACTCGACT